CCGGTGCTGGTTTAAGACGCTATCTCACTTCTTTGGCGGTTAAAAACGCGAATGCTACGGTGACAGAAGCCGTAGTAAAGGATGGTAGTACTGTAATTTGGCGCGGACACCTCAGTGGAACCATGACATCAACAGATCAAATTGTTTTTAATAATCCATTGAAAACGTCCGCTAATGCTGCTTTAAACTTTGCTTGTGTAGCCTCCGGCGCTCAAGTGTATGTCAATGCTCAAGGATATACTGCTCCATAATAGACTTAAATAAAGGGCTATTTTCATGGGACAAGTAGTTAGAGGCGGTGACCAGTTTGAAACTGCAATTGCCGCCGATTATCGTGGTCAAATTATTCGTCGTGGTATTGACAGCGGAGAAGTGGATGCCTTTGCACGTAAGCGCGTAAGCCAGCCATATACGCTATTTGATTCCGTACTTCGTTACGACAAACGTAGTGATGTGTGGAATGAAACCATCACTGGTTCTGCATCGTCTGTTCATGATGCGAATCAAAGCTCTATCAATATGACTGTCACCACCGCCTCTGGTGACAGCGTAATGAGGCGCACTCGGCGAAGGTTTCCTTATCAGCCAGGAAAGTCTTTGCTTTCCATTCAAAGCTTTGCTGGGTCAATGCCGGCGAGTGGTGTTATTCAGGAAGTGGGACTATTTGATGACAACAATGGAATCATTCTTCGTGCCAGTGGCACCACTCTTCAGCTAGTGGTAAGAGGAAAGTATTCTGGCGTTGTCACTGAAAACGTTATTAATCAGGATCAATGGAATATTGACACTGCTTCGTGGCTTGATTTTTCAAAGGCCAACATCTTTACCACTGATCTTGAATGGTTAGGGGCAGGACGGGCACGTTGTGGTTTTATTCTTGATGGCGAATATTATTATTGCCATGAATTCCTCCATGCAAATAATATTAGTAGCGTCTATATGACAGCGGCAGTATTGCCACAAACCTATCGCATTGCAAAATATGCAACAAGCGCTAGTGGCGCAACAATGAAGCAAATTTGCTCCACTGTTGCAAGCGAAGGCGGGTATCAACCCTATGGCGAAGTTTATGCAATTTCTCCTGCTCTTGGTTCAATTCCTAATATCACTGGTGAGCGTATCGTTGCCGGCATTCGCATGGCAAGTGGCCGCACTGATAATGTGATCATTCCAGTGAAAGTTGATTTAGTGACGGAGGATAATACCACGATTGAATGGAAGCTTCGTCGTAATCCAACCACTTCTGGCGTTACTTGGACCGCTAGTGCCAATGGCAGGGGAAATGTGGAAACCACCTCTGCTGGCAGCATTGTTTCCGGCGGAACCACTGTTAATGCTGGTCTTTACTACAGCGCTGGTTCAGTGGAAATCGATGTGCAAGATGGGCTTAGCCTTTCCTTGGGCGTCAATGGAAGCGGAGTTAGCGATGAACTGTTCCTTACAGTGACAAGCTCTGGCAACGCTAAAGCAACTGGCATGTTGGGCTGGATTGAAACGCTATAGAAGCTATGCTGGGGCAGCACCATGCTACCCCTTTCCATGGCTTTTCCTTTCGTTGCAGAAGGCGAGTGGTACAAGCAACAGACGGAGCATCTTTCGGACATTCTTGCTGAGCTACTGACAGACGATGATCCAGCAATGGCCTGTAAGGCACTGAGCGAAACCATCGCTTCTTGGGAGGACTACCACGAGAAGGAGCTTGCTAAATGGAAGCGCCTCAGGGTGCTTCTGGGCTTAAGTAATTAACCTTCTTGATAGACGCTAATAAAGACAGTGCCGGTTTTGGTGAGCGGAAGGATTTTGTCGCGCAAGTCAATGTTGTGACAACGCACGCAACCATGAGTGGGGACTAATGGCTGCTTGGGAGCCCATGCTCCCGGCCAACCATTTGCGCTTCCGCCACCATGCACCATAATTCCAGCCCTACCATTGCCGGCTTCTTGATTTTCTAGTTCGACCATGTCAAAGCTGTACCAGCCGTAAGCCATGAGGGTGCGATCATAAGCAGGCTTGTCGCCCACTTTCTCATAGTCTTTGTAAATGGCACCAATTTTATAGATCCCTGGAGGAGTGTCTGAATTTGTAATCTTCCATTCAAAATCACTATATTGTCCACGAGCAAGACAAGGGATTTCCCATAAGAGCTTCCCTTCAAATGAGAAAGCCTTCATGGTTTCCACTGCATCGTTCACAATTAAATGTGAATCGCCTTTCTTAAAGCCAAAATCTTGCGGACGTTTCTTGGGGCCAATCATAGTAAAAGCAGTG